TACTGTTGATTGCCAAGGATTTTACAAACGTAATCCTTGGCTTTCCATTTATAAGTTGTCCAATTACCTTTGTGCTTTTCTCCGTTGTCGGTCATTGACCAACGTTGGAAGTTGTCACTGGCAAAGAATGGGAAATAATAATTTGATAACAACTCGGGAGTAATAGTATGATTAACTCGAGTAACCACTCTATAGTATGTAGAGTTCCACTTACAACTTAAATTATACCAAGCTAGCAATCTGTACATTGTATCAATTTCTACAGGTGCATTACGTGCTTGGTTAGCCAGCACATCAGTGATCTTTTTTGCATTAGTATCGCTTATACCCGGCGTTAGTAATAGAGCACTACTTGATCTAGACTTTACAAATCCCAACAGCAAATCATCAGTCCAAGGCATGTCAAATCCAGCATCTCCAAAGTTGATATAAAGATAACGGAGCATTTCTGATCCTTGAACTTGATCCCCGCATTCGCCATTGACAATAATAGCATTGCCGTCAAGTAGTGCATCAAAATGAGACGAGTTGATAATTTTAAAGTTTTCTTTCCTAATCACTTGTTCCCACACCATCGGGTTTTCCATGATGCTGGAATGATTCATTATGATCTCAACACAGTTGCGAGTAGTTTCCATTCCCAAGTATTCAATGAATCCCATTAGTGCAGAGGTGCTGTCAATGCCTCCAGACCATTGTAATCTAATAGGCACTTGTAATTCTAAATGCTTTTGATATATCTGCTTAACACGGTCAATAACACATTCGTCAAAGGACATGGCAAAGCTACTATCCATAGACGGTAATGCATTTGACGGGTGGGTACTGGTTCTGATAGGGGCTTCAATTGAACCTGTTCTGTCAATGAAACTAACGTTGTCACTCATGACGCGAGTCATTGCTAACCACAACTGGACATCACTGCTAGGTAGTGATTTAAACTTGACTGGTGTTTGAAAAATTAAACTGCTCATATCATTGTTTCGATAAAAAGTTTGCTATTAATTTCAGCTAGTACTGCATCAGCATCAGCTTTGTTTTGAATCAGTCTAATCTTAGATTGGAACATTTTCATAAACGCAAAACTTCGCATCTTAAATGCATAGGCAGTTTCGTATTCGATTTTTAGTTCTGTATATGCTTGTTGATTAGTAATGCCCAAGGTCTTTGCGTATTCCATAACCCCCGGAGAAAATTGATTTGCTTCTGGATTTGAAGTCTGTACTTCATGGGCAAGAACATCATCCATCTGAGTTCCATAGTCGTTCAAATTAACCAATGATCTGTTATGTAACAACTCTACTAGTCGTGCAATAGGAGGATACATTAGACTTGCAAGCTCTCGCTTTTGTATGTACAAATCGTTTAACTCATTTTGTACACCGGGCATAAATCCACCCTTACCTGCTTGCAATGTGCGCTGAAAGAACTTGTCCTTGATATAACTGTTATTCAGTGCGTTGTATTCTGGATTAACTGGAAGTGCCATTCCAAAATTTGTGTCTAGAATACAGAAGCGCATAACCGATGCTTCCCAACGTGCTCGTCCGTGTTGATTGAACACGCAAATGATACCCCAATTGGTATGGTCAAAGAGAAATTGTTTCATGCATGTATATATGCACAAAACTACTGGCTTAGATGCTCATTTAAACTGTTGAGCAAACACATCGCGGCACTGCTCAAACGTTCCACTAACTCCCCAGCTGGCAATGATCCTGGTGCTAGTAGCATTAAACCTCTTTACGTCATGAGCCACATCGTTGCGAATCAACGCTGGGCGAGTTAATGCGAAGCGATATACTTCCTGCACTTCTCCTTTGATCCTATAGTGACGCTCATCTTCTTTATAGACTTTTTCAAGTGGAGTATCGTTTGCACTTTCATAGTAGATGGTTTGACTGGTCTCATCACAGCCTTCGATTGGGATGTTAAACGCGGCCAACCTATGCCCATCAATGTGTAAAGGAATATGACCCACTGGTCTAGTATGATACACATTGAGCCATTCACCTAAAAAAGGAAAACGTGCTTGCACTGACTTTAGGTACGGATCTGAATCTACATTGATCCGAACGTACCCCTGTTTGACAAAATCCGTTTCTAACTTTTTCATAACTAAGTTATGGATGTAGGGTAGGTCTAGGAAATCAGGAGTTTCATAGACATAGTAATTGTTAAGCATAAGATATTTATCATGGATTATTCATACAAAAACGTCAAAGGAATTTACGAGCATGTTCTCAAATTGGGCATGCTAAGTCCACCAGAGGACATTATTGCGGCTTGGATGGTGTTTAAAAACATAGATCAAATTGATTCTATGTTAGAGCTGGGTTCGTATCTAGGTGGTGGACTTGGCGTGTTCAATCAGCTACTAACCGCAACTGGGCACCCTGGTGTAAAATTTACAGGCGTTGATAGCTTAGAGTTTATCGGGGCGGGGGCTCGTCAAAGTCGTGGTGCGTGGTACACTGACCACTTTAATCGTTGCCTAAGTGAAGCAGAGCGAGCGAGTTTGGCTGCTTTAAATACCCCACAAGAAGCAACAGAATGGATACAAGAGCGTACCATACGCCTAACCGACACACCTATTGATTTGAAGTGTGTGTTAGACGAGAAGGATCTTGACAATCAGCAATACGATATCATCCATCATGATTACGGTGACAGCGTAGAAGAAAACCTAACAACCATACGCCATTGTGTACCTAAACTTAAGGACACTGGCATTTATATTGTTGACGATTGGTGTACTGGAGCTCCACTGCGTACTGTGGCCACTGTTATCGCTGTACAAGAAAAACTCTTGTATCCTATACTATGGGGCAAGAACAAAGTGTTCTATGCCAAAAACCCGGATAGAGCACAAGAGATAGTTTCAGCTATGCTTCGAGATCCAGATAGTAATCCTCGACTGTTTAAGGGCATGCCAGGATCTGATTATTTTGGTGCTGACTATCGAACTATTAGAATGCACTGGCAAGCTATTCAGTGGGCGTAAAGTAGTCTTTTACTTTTTGCCAAGTGTTCTCAACTGAGCCTGTGTCAATGTCAACTACTTGGCAGCTAACAGTAATCCTAAATCCTGAACCTTGGACAACATTGTGCGGTAGTGCTGTCATTATCAAAGCACTTGGTACATCAGTGGTTACACTGTAAACAGGTTGCGGACATTCGGCCCAGGTTCGCTTACCTGCTTGTAACTCATCAACCCAAGGATAACGATAGTCCAATATAGGCTTGCCGCCAAGGTAGCTTGGACGCCAATCTTCGTAGCCTGTGCCATCATCGGCGTACCAGTTGATCTGTCCAGGTGTTTCGGCAAGCTCGTAAAAACTTAAACGTGTATTCAATCGCATTGCGTCAACATGTATGTTGTTGTCCCGTGTTGATTTGTTTAAGGCAAATGCTCCAAATGCTCCAGACTTTAGGCCTGTTGGTTCTAAAAAATTGTCTACTAGATTTTTTAACTCTACTGCTTCAACAGAGTCAGGTAAAGGAAACAGTCCCAGTTGTCGCCTTTGGGACTGTTTTGATTTTAACTCGTCTACGTAGACTTGTTTGAAAAAACTTTTTACCTTATCTGGCAGTGTCAAGTTTAACGGAATAAAGAAGTCTGGATGCATCCGTTATTTATTTTGATCCAAAACTAACTTGCATGTGGCCATGAACTCATCGTATGCTGCCTGTACCATTGGGTGATCAAGTAACTTGGCAGCTTCGGCTTCCATGGCCTTTAAGCCTGCTTCGGTAACTTCTCGAGCACTGGGCAATTCAACATAGTAACGATCACTGTCAAACTCCTTGGCCAGTGCCTCCCATGCTGCCTTTTGCTTTTCAGTAATGGGCTTGTTATGTGGACGCATTTCGCTTGCACGAACCATTGCAGAACTCATTGCATCTTCTGCATAACGTCCTGCGGCAATCATAGGAGCAAGTGCAGGCTCAATGTTAAAGCGACGACTTTGCCCACCAGGGTAACACATCACAAGGTGATTGCCTTTGGGAAACCCATCTAAGAAATTGCTGTCGTATTCTTGCACAGGCACATACTTTCGACCAACTCGTTCGTAGTAGATCTTTTTCATCAGATACCTTAGTTTGCGTTAATAATGCGATCAAAGCCTTCTTCAGCAGTGGGATACTCAAAGCGATTGATCATGTCTTGTACAATTTCATCTGGAATGTTCTTGCCCGGACGGTCTAACATTTTTGCATGTTGCTCTGGTGCAGGAGTTTTAAACACCACTGCCACCTTTGTATAATGCTTGGGAGTCATTCGTAACTTGCGAGCACGAGTTTTTGCTCTTGTACTAGTTTGATCCCAAATTACAACCTTGTTGTTCTTAAATGCATCAACTGCTGTTTTTGTCATAAGATCAAGTGCAATTGGCATGTAGTCCTTGAACACTTCAGAATAGGTCTTGCCAACAGAACGTGCGTACTGTTCGACGTGGTTGTCTGTGCTGACAATAACAGTGTTGGTCCAGTCAAACATTTGTTGACCAATCCAGGTTGTTTTTCCGGAGCCTGGTACTCCAACTAGTACATACAGTGTTGTCATTGTTGCTTTGCGTTTTTTCGTTCTTGATATTCTGCTTCGTGTATATCACACAATGTACGGATCCAGCTACCTGATCTGCGTTTACCAATTGCCCCACATTCTTCGCAAGCAGTATCGGCCCAGGCTTCGGCCATACGCACCATGCCTGCAATTTGCTCGTCACCGCCACCGTAGTAGAAACGCAGGCCTCCAAACTTTTCTTTGATTTGATGCACTTCTACTTGCGGAACTTCATCTGGTACTGGATGCTTATATTCGTTAGTTTCCAGCAGGCGTGCTCGTTGAGTGTTCCGCCAATCGGTATGGCTTTGTATATTGGCACACAAGGCTTCAATGATTGGCCACCAACCTTGACTTACTGCAAACCCGCCATATGGTGTAGCAAACATTTTAGGATATGCTTGTTCCATGCGTTGAGCAAATGCTTCGTATTGTTCTTCTGTATACATGATATAATTATACTACCTTTCTTTACAGTTGTCAATAGAAAAGGCTCACTGTGAGCCTTTTCTTGATTGCTATCTCAAATTAGATTGCAATGCCCAAGCTCTGAGCCTTGTATGCCAACGCAACCATCTTGCGACTTGCTTGACCGTGTTGGTATTCGGTAACGCGAACACCATTGCCAGCAACACGTTGCTTGGCGTAAACTGCATAACCACGCTGACGAATCTGGGAGATTGTAGCTGTTGGGTTAGCAATAGCGAAACGTTTAGCAATAGCGGCTTCTGTCAATGTTTCACCGTTCAATACCAGTGCTTCGAACAGTTTGTACTGCTTAGTAGTTTCATCAAATTTCTTCAACATTTTAAGTTTCCTTTTATATAATACACCTTGCTCAATGCTGTGGTGGTATATTGATTATAACAAGTTTAAAGCAGAAAGTCTATATGGTTCTTGTCCATATAGACTTCTTTTGGCTAAACTAGTTCAAGTTATTTGGTGTTAATAAACTCGTTTAGGGCCTTGGCCTTGGCAACAATTTCTGCTTCGGTAGGAAAGGTTTTGAAGGTCGGTGTAGCAGGAAGGTCGGTGTTTTGGAAACCGGCGCTTTCGGCCCGGGCATGTGCAAAACTAACTCGTGTGTTGTAATCGTTCATTACTGCATCACGTTGTGCATGCCAATCTTGTTCAAGCATTTCCTTGGCCATCTTAAGTAGTTCAAGACGGATCATGTAGCCATTTGTAGCTGTTGTACTCATTATAGTTCTCCTGTGTTTGAGTGTGTGTGCAAACTTGTGTCTGCAAAGTAATTATAACACACATGTCATAGGAAAGCCACCAATTAAGGTGGCTTTGATAGACTAGTTTACTCTAAATTAGAATGAACGTGTGTAGCTAAGTGTTGTGGCAGTTTCTGCTCCGTCCTTCTTAGCAACGTCATAACCTAGGCCAATGGTGTCCTTCTTTGTCACAGCATAAGAAACGCCAACTCGTGTAGTGTCACTACGATCGGCTACACCAGAAGAGAAAGCATCACGGTAACGATACGCAACTCGTGCTGTTAGTGCATCAGTAATCTTATAGTTGACGCCGGGCTCAATTGAGTAGTAGCTGGTTGCTTCAGAACCAGAAACTGTTTTCAATCCAATGCCGCCACGAACGTTTGCGCTAAACGCTCCTGCTGTAAACACTGTACCAGACAAGCCAAGTTCTTGACGAACAGATGCTGACCGGGTAGTGTCATTTTGACTATTAATAACACCCACGTCACCAACCAATCCGTATCCAACGCCTGTACGAACGGTAAGACTTGTGCGATGTGTTTGTTGTCCGTTTACGTCCGAATCAACTACAGATCGACCAACTGATACTGATGTTTGTGCAGATGCCAATCCGGCCATGGTTGCCAAGATGGATGCTAAAATAATTTTCTTCATTTGATTTCCTTTTAAAAAAATGACTGGGACGAAAAATCCCAGTCAATATACTTACGTTACTAAATTGGTTATTGTTTACCAATGAGTAAGACTTTGGCAGTATTGTTATGCGAAGATTTCTAATGCTGTACCACATTCGGTGCAAAACTTGGCGTTAGCCTTGTTCTGTTTACCACATGTGACGCACTTTGATTTACGCTCTACTGTAACTGGATTGAGCACTGGCTTGTTGTTGGGTGTTTCACCTAACAGTTTTAAAACAATGGTATGCTTTTCGGCTTCCATTACACCCATAACAGTTGTTTGAAACTTTTGTGTGCTCTTGCTACCAGGCACAGTGATACCAACATCGTTCTGCGGAGCACTCATCCAATCCATTGTGGCCATACCATCATGAACTTCAGATTTATTAACAATGCCATTGTCAGCACAGTATTTGTCTACTGCGGCACTTGCGGCTTGTGCCATTACAGAACCATTTTGGCTAAAGTCTGCACTACGTAACGCTCCATTAACATTGAAGCTGGTAGGAGTTATACTGCCTACTATTCTATCATGGTTGCCGTAGAACAATCCTCTGTTGAGCACAGGAGCGACATAAGGCTTTTCGTATTGGAACTCAATGCGAATCAAACCATCTTCCAGTTTGGTGCCACGTGGGCCATCTTCGATTGCTGTAGTTCGTTCAATGAACTTGAATCGGTTGCCCGCTGATAAATTACCGTTCTTGACATAACGCTCAAGGTCTACTTCTTGGCCAGCATTGAGCACAAGGCCGCCTTCCATGACATCTTCGCCGTCAATAAAAATATTGACCAGTGCTCGTGTTGTATTGAGGTTCTTAATTAGAAAACTATATTCGCTGCCAAATGGGATATAGACTGTGTCCTTGAATTCACGGAGGATCTTGCCGTTTGCTTTTAGACTCGCAACGAGTTTTGATTGATACATCATCATTCTTCCTTTTTACTGGTCACTGTCTAAGACCATAGTTATTAAAGACAGTTGGTTGTAGCTTTGCGCTACACGTTTATTTACCACTGTTGTACGGTGATGTAGCTATTATTACACATAGTTGATGCTGTGTCAATGTGTTTTGGCAAAACTCAAAAGAAACCCGCCGAAGCGGGTTCTGAATTTCTGTTACGAGGTATGTCTTACCCTAAGCTGAGTTTAGGCAGCTAATGCGAACTGTGAGTCGTTTGCGTTTACTTTGTTTTGCTTCTACGACCGGGAAACCCCAATCCTAACGGCTTCTACCTTGCCGGACTGTCCATGTTGTTACTCTTGACCCAATCGATTGCCAGGTCACCCCCACCTAAATATACCTTATACACTTAGGTGGAGGTGGGGAGAGTCGAACTCCCGTCTTGAATCCGTTTCACTAAACTTCATACAATCATAAACCTATTTATTCTTCAACTCCGAAATGTTCTTTAATCTCTTGGATACATTGTTCACCACCATTCAACCAAGTATCTACCGATTCGGGAACAGGATCGCTAATCACTTGCTCACAACAACCGATACATTCTCTAACAATCAACTCGGCGAACTTTTCTAACTTAGTTGGGGCACCTTCAGGATTATATACCAGAAGACCAGCCTCTCTCGCAAGTTCTTTAATTCGTTCGTTCATACATTCCCCAATCCTACACGACTATAACCCAACTTTGATTTAATCTCTTTACGGTCTCTGTTCTTCTCTGGCTTCCATGCCCTCGGGTCAACTGTTTCTCCAGTAAGCACATAACGAAAGTCTGGATCATAAACCATGCGACCTGCCAGTCGCCAAATGGGTTCACCGTTGTATGGGAAAATACAGCCTCGACACATACACCAACTCCAGCCACGATCTGTCATCACATTGCCGTTGACTGTGCCAACATACTTGACCACATTGCCCTTGTGCATTTCTCGCAAGGCTTCGTGATAATCAATCATTCATTAACTCCAAAATATGTAAATTACAGTATAACATAAGATCAATTGGATGTCAAATAATTTTAGGATCGACATAAATAAAAATATGAAACATAAACATCATATTGTTCCAAAACATTGCGGAGGCTCTGACGATGCTACTAATCTGGTAGAACTAACTCCAGAAGAACACGCAGAGGCGCATCGTAAATTGTATGAAGAATTCGGACATTGGCAAGATTATCTAGCGTGGCAAGGTCTTGCCAAACTTTCTACTAACAAAGAGCATATAAAACTAGTGTTGTCTGCGGCAGGAAAAAAGGGCAGGGCTATAAGACAATTCAAAGGTGGCAATAAAGGTATGAAATATAATATGGAAAAAATCAAAGCACTAGGAACACGCAAAGGTGAAAAAAATCCTAGTGCTAAAGAATTTACAATAGTATGCCCAGACGGAACTACTGAAACAATTAAATCACTTAAAACTTGGTGTGAATCAAAAGGATTGAACTACAACAGTTTTCATAACCAATGTGTTGGTAGGGGAAAGCCTCACAAAGGATATAGTGTTATCTAACCTGGCGGGCACTGCCCCCGCGTCTTGAACTTATTTCTCATCGCTTCATACAGCAATAACTTACAGTATATACTTATTTGAATTGTTTGTCAAGTGCTTAAACGAACTTAAATAATCCAAAAACTGAGCCATCCTGATTGCTGTACGCAAGGTAATCAACGTGAGGATCACCAAATGTGTTCGAAGAGCCAACCCACTTGGCAGCACGATCTGCGTCAGATACTAGAGTCCAAGTTCCTGTTCCGTCGACAATCATCCCGTCAACATCTCTTGTTAATATAAAACGTTGAGTATCACATGTGATAAGATTGTACCACCATGTGTCTTCGTTGGGATTGGCAGGTTCTGTTTCACCTGAATATACTCGTTGCTCGGCTGCAAAGTACATTGTGGTGCCTGTTGGGAATGAGCCTTTACGAGTAACTGCATAAGTTGCATCAAACGATCCATTGGCATCTTCTAACAGTTCGTATGTTTCTAAACGTGCAAGCCCAAGATTGAAAGGGACTACCTGTCCGTTTGCCTTGCGCGGTTGTAAATTACTGTCAACATAGCAAACAAAGAACTCTTCTGCTACTCCTGACCCACTGATGTCAATAGAAGGAATACTGAATGTGTGTGCTCTGCCGCGATGCAATTCCACTACAGGATTTGCATCCAGATAAGTGCCTCGACGACCATTAACCACTTGTTCGCTTTCTTTGCCGGTTACTGCCCAGCACATTCTATCTTGAATCCATAAGAACTCAAAAGTGGTCTGTACCGGTTCAAGTACTGCATCCAATTTGGGATCGCCACCAGTATCTGCAGGATCTCCCGAAACAACTGTAGAGGTATATCCCACTAACTTACCGCAGTAGTCATACACAGGTTCTTCTTGTGCAAAAAATGGATCCTGTGGTGTCAACGCATTAACTGCCAAACTATAAACTTCTGGTCCCAACATAGGTAGCCATGGATTGTCGTTTGCAATACCATCTGCTTTGATAGGATAGCTACCAGTTTGCTTAACGCTGGCTACCAAGGTCTGTGCTGTTGCTGTTGCACTTTTTAAGTTTGGTGCTTCAGGTGGAGGGTAAGGTGGATTCCACTGCACTGCTGGAGGGCCTGCCAATGTAGGGCCACCGCCTGCTACCCAAGGTTTGCCTGTTGTTAGATCATGCTTGTGACGGAAGTCTGGGAACAGTTGACGATTAATAGACTTGTCAAGTGCTTTGCCTACACCTTTTAGTCGCTTTGTGAGTGCGTCTAATTGTTTGCCTGGAATATTACCCATGTTGCCAACGTGTTTGCTTATACTACCTAATATGCTATCAGGATTGTATCCACCACCAAGCCCAATACCGCCTGCACCGTCTAGGCAAACACTTGGCTTTGCCAAACGACCAAGATCATTTAAGATGGCATTCATTTCTCTAAACTCTGCGTCAATCACTTGCGCAATAACATCAGGGATTGGAGGTGCCTTAAGTGGAATGGCACACATACCATCTAGTGCCAGCAAACTTTGTACTTCAGCAACGGCCGCATTTACACGGGCAAGTGTTTCAGGAATACCAGAAAGTGCTTCGGCTGCTTTGAGTTGGTCTTTGATATTGTCTAACTCTGCTTTCAAATCGCCGAGGCCAGCAAGGCCTGCTTCTTCTGCAATTTTGTTCAAGTCAAAGTTTACGCACAATAGAGGGCCTTTGAGCATATTGTTGATACCACCAAACAAGATAGCACAAATAATGTCTTTGATTGGTTTGTTTAGGATGCCTTTGGTCGCAACGCTGACGCCGGGGATAACTGGGATATTTGCCATGGTGTATTACTTATACTTCTTCTATTCGACGTTTCAGCTCACGCTTTAGATCAATGTCACCTTTGGTACGTCTTGCAAGTATGCCTGCAAGTATGCCTGCTGTTCGTAGTGCTCCGTACTTGCGTATCATTGCAGCCGTTAGATCAAGCCAAAGTTTTTCAACAGTGGCATGCTCGTCGTAACGCATTAGGCCCACTTTAGATCTGGTGGAAGGCTTGTTCCGGCTTTGCCCCCAACCTGCTGATAAGGAGCAGAACCAGTTCTAGCAACCAATACTGCTACACTGGCTGGACTATTGCCGCCGTGGGCCACATGCACCCATCGACCTTCGTAAATCAACTGGCTAAAAGATCCGCTCATGTTTTTGCCAATGTACTTGAACAAGTCTTTGGCTTTTTCTGCTGGATCGCCCTGGCCTAGAATCTGAATATCCGTAGCACGACCGCATGGATGATCTCCAATGCTGTTCTTGGCACCAAGAGACCTGTCAAATTCTGGAGTCCTATAACCAGAACTAATTGTAATTTTAAATCCTGCGTCAATTAAAGGATCTAAAATATTTTTGCATGTTTTTTGCCAGTTACATGCAATTTGATTCGCTGTTAAATTGGCTTCTGGATTTGCCACAGGCTTGTATTTCATGTGAGCATACTTGAAATACTTGCTACATGGCTTGTCCCACAATGCGTCCGAGTAGTCTTCGCAGCCTTCTGGTGGATTGGGATTTTCTTTTGGAGGAGGAGGTTGTTGGCCTTCCCCGGCGCCTGGGCCCATTGTTTTGGCCGCGTCGGCACTGGCTGCGGCATGACCCTCAGGTGTATTAGGGTAATAAATTACCCCACTTTCTGTTGTTAGTCTTTTGCCCGCACCGGGCGCTTTTGCATCACACATGTTGAAATCTCCCAGCTATTTATGGGAGATTTCATTTTAACCTACATGTACGTCTGGGCTACCTTCTGCCCGCCCATGTCCACATTCATCCTCATCACCTGCTCGATTTACAGGAACACCCCCAATAAACACTGTGGGGCTACCGTTTGCTGTTGCAGTAGGCAAATGTAAATCGTGCCCACTTACACTACTGCCGTCAACACTGGCCAATTGACCGTTAACGTATACTGTACCTTGGGCAACATCTTCAATGACTCCACCGCCATCGTTTTGATCGCCTTGACGATGAACGGCTGGCATTAGAACTTCAATCCTGCTGGTGCAACTTGAATACCACTCATAGCAGAGCTGTATTGGTCAGCAAGTTCTTTGTCAGTATTTGCCACGCACACTACTAATGCTTTGTTGATCTTTAGGTTGCGTGTGTTTCCTGGATTAACAGTCATCAAGTATGGTGTAAGTGCCGGGCCACCTTTTGGTCCCACACTCAGTGTTACTGGACGATCAATGGTGTACGTAGAACTATCATCATCTTTGTAAGTACCAATGAGTTCTTCACCTGAACTCATCTTTAGAGTTACTACATCACCATCACGTTTAACATCGATTAACATTTTTTTCCTTAAAGTTTAAATCCAGCAAAGGTATCTTTGCTTACGTCTTGTTTAATACCACCAATAACATAACTTTCAATTTCTGTTTCTTGTGGTGCTACTTGCAATCCTTTGCTACTTGTCCAATGGTCAGTCCAAGGTAAAGGGTTGTCATTTGCGCTACGTTCGTAACGTGTTTCTACGCCAAGGCCTTTAAGGCGCTTGTTGGCAATATGTTCAACATACTGATGCAATAACTTTGCATTAAGGCCAACAATAGCGCCACGACTAAACAAATAGTCAGCCCAGTCTTTTTCTTCGGCTACAACCAAATCATAAATCTTGCCAATCTCACCAATCAATTCATTTGCAATTTCTTGCATCTCGGGATCATCACCTTTGAACCAATTTTTAATAATGTGGCTTGTAATGCTAAGGTGCTGACTTTCGTCACGAGCAATAAGACTAATGATCTTGGCAGAGCCTTCCATCTTCTTTAACTCGCCAAACGCAAAGCTACATGCAAAAGATACATAGAATCGCAATGCTTCAAGTGCGTTGACATTGACCACTGCCAAGAACAACTTCTTCTTGACTTCACGCAAGGTGCCTTTGCCAGCATAAAAGTATTGACCAGCGACTTCCAAGAACTCGTCATATGCTTTAGTCACTGACTTTGCACGAGCAATAATCTTTTCATCATCAAGGATAGTGTCAAACACTTCACTTGGGTTTGAATAAATGTTCTTGATAATGTGTGTATAGCTACGACTGTGGATGTTCTCAAAGAACTGCCAAGCATTCATACAGCCTTCAAGTTCTGGCAGTGAGCAGAATGGCATAAACGCCATTGCTGGGCCACGTCCTTGCACACTGTCTAATAGGATTTGATACTTTAAGTTTGCAGTGAAGATAAACTTTTGTTCGTCACGAAAGTCCAAATAGTCACTGCGATCCTTTTGCAACGACACTTCTTCTGGACGCCAGAAGTATCCAAGTTGAGTTTGCGTTAGCTTATCAAACACTGGATACTTGAAAGTGTCAAATCGTTGGGCATTGAGTGCTTCACCAAAAAACATAGGTTGTTTGGTGAAATCTACTTTGTCCTTATTAAAAACTGTTGCCACTTTCTTGTTTCCTTAAATTGTGCAGGCTTCACAAGCCTCTGAGTCGTCATCATTTACTTGTTGTAATTGTAACATAGGTGCGGCTGTAGTGTCAAGCGTGTCTTCGTCCTCACCCTTCATGTCGTATGTGTTCTGATAGTACGAAGTCTTCCAACCCAACTTATAAGTTGTCAACAAGTCACGGAACATGATACTCATTGGTACTTCATTGTTGGGATAGTGTTTTGGATTGTAACTCCAGTTGCCACTGATAGCTTGGTCAAAATACTTTTGCATGGCAGCAACAATCTTGACATAACCATCCTGGACACCTTCTTCATACAAGTAAGAGTAGTTGTTCTTTAAGCTACCGTATTGTGGGACGATTTGCTTCAACGGACCTTTCTTAGACTTCTTAGTGCTCATTGCCGCACGTGGAGGTTCGATACCGTTGGTTTCATTACTGGCTACAGAACTTGACTCACTAGGCATTTGTGCGCTTAGTGTGCTGTGACGCATACCATGCTCGGCAACTTCACGACGCAACAATTCCCAATCGTAGTGCAAGTCTGTGCCCAGGAACTCGTCAACATCACGCTTGTATGTGTCAATTGGCAGGATGCCTTGGCTGTACTTGGTACGACTGAAGTATTCGCAAGGGCCTTTTTCTTTTGCAAGTTCAACACTGGCTTTGATCAAGTAGTACTGGAATGCTTCTGTTAGGCGGTTAACTGATTGTGCGGCTTCAATGTCGGAGTACTTCAAACCCTTCTTGGCCAAGTAGTGTGCAAGACCAATGTAGCCAATGCCAAGACTGCGACGAGCCTTTGTAGAAATTTCTGCGGCAATAACTGGGTAACGTTGATAGTCAATGATCTGATCCAATGCACGGACTGCCAGGTCAGTCAAGTTCTTTAAGTCATCAAGTTCACGAACATTACCTACGTTAATAGCACTTAGAATACAAAGAGCAATTTCGCCTTCCTTGTCATCTAGTGTTTGAATTGGATCTGTTGGCAATGTAATTTCTTGACACAAGTTGCTCATACGCACCATGTCTAAGAAACTGCTGTGGCTATTGCAATGGTCAATGTTCATGATATAGATGCGACCAGTTTCTGCACGTTCCTTTAGCAACTCACCAAACAAGGCCATGGCCTTAACAGTTTTCTTAGGAATCTTTGGATCCCTTTCGTACTTGACATACAGTTCGTCAAACACTTCATTGTTACCAAACGCTTCATACAAGCCTGGAACTTCGTGTGGAGAGAACAATGTAATGTCACCATCAGCCAACAAGCGTTCGTAGAAAATCTTGCTTAACTGAATCGAGTAATCAAGTTTACGTACACGATTGTCTTCTGTACCTTTGTTGTTTTTAAGAACAATGACGTCGCCAATCTCTTTGTGCCAGATTGGAAAGTGAACTGTAGCCGAGCCACCACGAACACCGTTCTGTGTGCAACTACGTACAACAGATTCGTATACTTTCAAGAAAGGAATGACACCAGTGTGTGCAACTTCGCCGCCACGAATCTTACTATTGATAGCACGGATACGACCCACGTTAAGACCAATACCGGCACGTTGAGCAATGTAATAACCTACTGCTGAACTGCTGTTAAAGATTGAGGGTAGTGTATCGTCAACATCAACTAATACGCAACTAGCAAACTGGCGAATAGGAGTACGCACACCACTCATAACAGGAGTAGGGATGTTGATCTTAAATGTAGAGATAGCATCGTAATAACGACGGATGTAGCTTAGGCGCTTGTCAGCTGGATATGTCGCAAACAATGTTGCGGCAATCATCATGTACATGTATTGTGGTGTTTCGTAGATGTGTCCATTGCTACGATCTTGAACAAGGTACTTGTCCACTACTTGACGCATACCTGCGTATGTAAAGTCTAGGTCGCGTTGGTGGTTGATGTATACATCAAGTTGGCGCCATTCAGCTTCTGTGTACTGCTCTAGCAACTCAGCATCGTATACACCAGCGGCTACGTTAGCCTTAACTAAGTCATACAATGGAACGTAATCAAACTTGCCAAATACAATTTTGCGAAGACCATATAATAGTAAACGTGCGGCGGCGAATTGATAGTTGGGCTTGTCAAGACTAATTAAGTCACTGGCACTACGTACAAGAATCTCTTGGATGTCGCCAGTTGTGATGCCATCGTTGAACTGCAAGTCTGCGTTCATTTCAATTTGGCTCACACTAACTCCTGCCAAACCCTCGCATGCTTCTTCTACCATCAAGTGGATTTTATTGATGTCTAACGGCTCTTTACGTCCGTCTCTTTTAATTACATTGATTGCTGATTTACTCATATTTTCCTTTAATCCGTTTTCAGTGCGCTGTTCTTGGTGCAGTAAGTTCATACTTAACCTGGAACCATGACGCAATATCTTTATACTTTAACTAGGTTAGCGAGGTCGCTAGGTGCCCATGTTTGAATAATTTGCATTTTTGCTTCGTCGATGTCGAGTACTTCACCGTCATAATAATTTAACAATTTTTTATTGGGAAGTATTACCAACAAGCGTGGAGTTTCGTCTATTATGGCTAACATTAGCTCGCAGTCGGCTTTGACCAACACAAGACTGTAAAACATTCCCAATGCTTGTGCGTTGGGACAAAATGATCCTGCGCCGACCAATTCCCAAGGGTCTGGCCAAGTTTCTTGTCGCCATGGATCAAATGTTTTATTGACCATTGGAACAAATTTCCACCATGTTGCTACTTCTTGATAAAGTGCGTTGGGGTCTAAGTCTACCAAACTCAAGCGCCAATCGCGCCAGGCCAATAGCTTTCCCTGCTTGTCTATGAACCAATGTTCTAAGTTTCTATGTTCCACTGTGGTACTTATACTAGTTTATAATACTGTTCTACTCGACGCAGCCACAAATCTTGGTAGTGTTTGAAGTCTGCTCCCTCGACGATAAATTCTTGATACTCGTTATCTGCTGAGCACATAAAGATAACACCTTTATTGATCTTGGTGCCATACACTTCATTGTGTGCCAATGCGTATGCTGTGGTTTGAACAAAGTAGTCGTCAATCCACTCGCGTTTTTTTGGTTTGTTTGTTTGCTTATGGTCCATGATAGCATCTTCGCCACCATGTACACCTACTAAGTCTGTGGTACCTGCGTACAGGCCTGGACAGAATAGCTGAACTTCAGTGCCCCATACTTCGTTGCAATTCACAAGCCCTTTTTCAATAATGGTCTGTGCCATTTTGTGACTTTGTATGCTATACGGATTAGTTCCAGGTGCGCCTGTTTCACCTGTGAGCACATAGTTCTCTAGCCACTTATGCATTCTAGTGCCACGTCCGGCTGCTTCGGTTGTGATTTCTTTGGCTTTTTGTTCGCCTACACGCTTGCGCCAGTTGGCTAGAGCTTGTTTTGATTCTTCAGATTTTGTTCGATCTAAGATTGTTGTTACGCTAGGTACCCGTGAACCATCGGGTGTTTCGTATAGACGACTTGCGCCGTCTATTCGATTTAAGGATTTATAGTTGTATTTGGGATTGAAATTTATCATTGTCACTTATTATACACTGCTGTGTAATATAAGTCAATGATTTACCAAGCAATAACCCACTGAAAAGTGGTTTGGCTAGTAGAGTTAATTTGGCGTTCGATTGTGTAACCCAAGTCTGAGAAGTACTGGATCACTTTGGCCATTTGAAGTCTTTTTTGTCTATCGTCATTGACGCCAGTCCAAGTATTAAAATACTCAGTTGCCAATGCGTATCCGGTGTCAGTTGGATTCTTGGCCATAGTACTGGAAGTTGATACTACCACTTCAACTGCACCATCTGCTGCCGCCAAAATGATTTCTTCTTCCAAGTCGCGAATCTCACGTAGAACGTAAATGTCCTGCAGAGCTTTTAATCTTGCCTCTGACGCTGTTAGCATTACTCGGCTCATAGTCCCAAATCCTTACGTGCTTGCTTAACTGCATCTCGCCCTACAGTTTCTTTATTTTGTTCTGCTTGATCTTGTGTATCAGCTGACGGTGTTGTAGTCATCATGATTTTATCATTACTAACGTCAGCAACCAAATCTGCGTTCTTGGCTTTGAATGTTGCAATTAGACCACGGATGGCATCAATTTGATTCGACGCACTGAATCCCATCTTATTAAGACGTTGCACTAGTTCTTGCATAGGTAAAGTTGCTACGCCATCATTTTGACTCTTAATCAAGAGCATTTTGACAGCGTTGGCAAAACTTTGATCTACACTAGATAGTTCAAGCAATATCACTCTTCATCTCCCTGCCAGTTGGTTCTTCTTCTGGGCCTGTACTACTTGGGAAAATTGGAGCTTCGCCGCCGGGTGCTTCTTCACCTGGAACAGCGGCTGGAACCATATCGCCTGGGCTTGTCAAGCTGGTAATAGCAGTATCCAGTGTGTCTTTGGTTTGCATTAGCACGTCAATTGCGCCTTCTAATGCGCCCTTAACTGTTTGCACATACTGTTCACCTGCGCCATCTCCAAAGCGAGCTTTGATTTGATCAACCAATGTAATCATGTCTTTACCTAGCATGTCTGCTACGTCTTCGATCATGCCTTGGAAATCTTTGTTCATTGAACGGGCAGCAATGATAACTTCTGCTTGGTCAAGATCAGTATCGTCTAATTCGCCTTCAAATAAAACTGGATCAACATTGGCCATTTCTTCGTATACTTCACGTTGCAAAATTGCACGAGTGTACTCTGCGCCGCCACGACTGGCTAATGTATCAATTTCAGACTGAACACGTTCTAGTTGTTCACGTAGCAAACGTCCGCCTAGTGGCTTAACATCAATGCTTTCCCTACGCAAGGCACGTCGAGCTGCTTGCGCTGGGGTTGTTGTAGTTGTAATGTCATTAAATTTCATAATGGTCTCCGATACTTTATTTAGTGTTTTGGCTTGCTCATTTTGTTCATTCTAGCCACACGTCTGCTGACTTGATTGAACTTTTTAGTTCTACGGCTTCTCATTTTGAATCTGGTTTTGAGTTTGGCTTTTAAGCGTTTGAATCTGATACGCTTTTTGATGTCGATACGCTTGCTACATGTACTTGCCGCGCTAACAACTCGCCCTTTTTTAAGTCCTGTTGTACAGCGAACTTTACGTTTGATTCGTGTACCGGAACGGGCCCATACTATTTTAGCTTCAACAACTATTTGCATGTTATTTTGGCAAGTGTGTGACCACATATCCCAGCATTGCTAATAGACCCACAACAACTGTGGCTGTTGACGTGACCATGATCTTGAACTTTTCGTCTTTGGCATTGCTTAACAGTGTCTTGATTTCACTAAGGTTCTTTTGATTGTCTGCTTTAAACGAAGCAAAATCTGTGTGGATACGTTCTAAACTGGATTCCACAAATCCTATTTTCTCTTCCAAACGCTTATAACGCTCGGCACACAATTCTACGTGCAACTCTAAGCTGGTTTGTTCTGTAATCGGTCTATCTGACATTTCGGCTATTCCGTAATAAAACTACCCGCATGACTCGAGTCTGCAAGTTAAGTTGTGAGTAAAAATGAGCCTAGGTGAGTGATTACAACGTATTGTTTATATAGTTATATTTAGCTAGACTAGAAAGAATCGTGGCGTATGTAAAACGTATTTTTGTCAGGGCCAGCTGTGATAAACTTGCCATCTAGTACTGCTGTTTCGCTAAGTCCTGTAATTGCAGTGCTGCCAACCGAATCTGCTGTCAGTGTTTCTTCAGTCATTTGCCCAACTCGTTCAGCAATCCATTTCAAACACCACACACGATGTACTCCTTTGATGTTCTCTCCAAACAATCCATTGGTAACGTCTTGTTGATCAATACATTCAACTCCGGCCAGTAATGGCTGTCCTCGACTGGCAATGATATTCATCAGTGTAGCAAGATTACTACGGCTATCAGTACTAGCTGGGCCAATATCGTACAAGGTCCAAGCTGTAAAGAATTCTGGGTCTGCTCCCATGTGTGCCCCGGGCACCATCCAGGATTTTTTATCTTCTCTTTTTTGCATTACTTTACCGAGTGAATTGCACGACCAAGTGCGTATCCTGCCAAGCCAGCGGCTCCAACTTTGGCAACACTCTTTAAAAAGCCATCACCTGAACGGGAACCAACAATGGCTCCTGCACCCAAAGCCGCAAGTTCTGCATTGGCTGCGCCTGTAATTTCATAGCCTTTATTTCTGGTCAGTACATCAAGCACTGGTAGTAGCTCGCTACGCTTGCCTCTTAAACGATAGTATTGTAGCAAGCGAGTTGCACACAATTCACGCTGTTGAGTTGAAAGGTTTTCCCAATCAGTAATCAATCTACGCAAACTTTTGTAATTGCTAACGTCAATATCCATTTGGCCTTCCAATCTGTACATTAGTCTGATAGCTGTTACTCTATCTAATGTACCATTGGCAATTCCAGTTAGGAACTGCTTTACTAATTTACCATTTATACGAAGCTGTTTGGCTAATACTAAATTCTGATCATGTGCTTTTAGCTGTTGGGCAGTAACGGCTGTTGGGTTTAACAGGATATGCAAACCTTGATACAAGTCAGTGCCTGAAATTCTAGGGGCTGTAAAATTGCCAAATGCCAGTGTGCGTTGTGCATATTCTTTGGCAAATGGAGCTGTTTCAAATTCCTTGCTTAACATATAAAGTGTTAGCATGTTCAAGAAAACACTATCAACTGTATCACGAAGTGTAAGCTGATTCAGGTAAGTGTTGCGAAACATCTTGCTTTCGTTGCAGTTTTCAAGAATGAAACTGAAACTGTTGTCTTGATTGTCTTCCATTTACTTGTCCTTGTCTTTCATAAACACTGGACGATTAACTAATTTAATCTTACCGTGTGGTGTAGCTGATACAAAGCCTTCATGGCCGCTGCCTGTTTGCACACTGCTGGTATCAGCACCAACATGCTTGTCTAGTTGATCTTTGATCTTGTGCTTGATAACTGTGATGCCAGCAACAATATCCCAAGCTGTTTGAAATGGAGCCTTAAATTGGTTAATGTGTGCTTCTACGTTGGCTTGCTTGTTAGCAGATAATCCGCTTGGGCCTTTTAACCAGGCCATAAACTCATTGGCAACTGCTTTTCCGTTTGTAATCTCTTGTCCGCTACGTGCTTTAAAGTTGATAAAGCTCTTGAAAATATCAGGCAAGTTTGAAATCTTCAATGCACCAATTGCAAATGGATCTAACATGTCGTCAATCTTAGCGGCTGCTGGACTGTTGATAAGTGCTTGCACCTTCTTGATATCGGCTGCAGGCAATTTGACTGTGTGCTCTTGCGTTAAGTTTGTTGATGGGCCAAATACAACCAAGCCTGGTACTGATTTAATGCCGACTGCATCTGGTGATGTTGGGGTTGGCTCTGCACTAGCAGAAGCGGCTTCATCAGCAGAGTCGTACATGCCATGTACTGCAATACCAGCGCGGCTGCGAACAATCTTCTTGCCAATTTCACTAGTCTTGTCAATATGGTATTCAATCTTGTTTGGTTTAAAATTTACACGTTCATCATCGATTGTCAAGTCTTGTGCTTTCATCCAAAGCATATCGCCTTGAAACATCTTGCCTACAGTCTTAACAGGGGTAGCACGTTTCAACAAATCATACATGCCACCAAAGTGGGCGGCATACTCAGCACGACCGGCTTGATCTGGGCGACGGTTATAGATCATTGCTGCCACTGCATTGGCATCAGCAGGACGACCATCATACTTCTTGGCACCAATGCCGGCTTTGTCTGTTACAATAAATGTGGCTTTGTCTAGCCAGCCAAATATAACTGCTGGGCTACCGTCCCACTTGATACTTGTGGTTTCGGCATGCGATTCGGCTGCATGTGTTAATGCTGTTAGCGCACGTTGGGCACCTTCGATACCATTTTCATCAAACATGATATCTTCAGGATGGTCAATACGAGCCTTGGCTTCGTTTAACTTTCGCTTGTGATTTTTAGTTACTTCAAATATTTTCATGTTATTATGTTCTCTTGCCGTATGATGAATCTGATGATAAATCAACTATCAGACTGTTTTTCTCAATTGGGCTTAACTTGGCGGCAGCGGCTTTAATTTGTTCATAATTGCTGGCTTCAGATCCAGCTGGTGGAATTTCTTTACCGGCCTGTGGAATTTCTTTACCGGCTGGCGCTGTTGTGCTAGCATTGAAATTCATGCGATCAAGAGAATCATAAACAGTCTTTGCCCATTGTTTATAAATGTCAAATGCTTTGGCTCTTGGTGGCTGTTCGCTTACTGCAATTTCTAACCAGGCTTTAAACTGTGCTTGTATTAGAGGTTCAACTTTTGCAACTACTGCACTAACTAATGCCGCATCTACTGTTGCTGAATGACTTGAAAGTATTCTTGACAGTACCGTTGGATTGACCAACTGCGGTACATTGGCCAATGCGGCCTGCATCTGCTCAGTGGTAAGATTCAAGTAACGCTTTTGCACTCCAGTAGGACCTGTTAGCATGTTAATTGTAACAAGTTCTTCTAAACTATCTTTTAGTTGATCGTTGGGTCCTAGTGTTTGTAAATCAGGGCTATTCTGTATAAACAACACTTTGTTGAGTGCAACACTTGCTGACTTGAATGCTTCCAGTGCATTTGGATCTACTTCTACGCTTTCACTGTCTTCTTGTGACGTTTGAATAAAAACAATTGTGGCTGCTACAATCATGGAAATTGCTTGCATTGCTGGTTCAAATTCCATGCCAATATTTGCAGTACCGGTGCCGCCCAAGATTGCATCCAATATTAATTTAATCTGGTTGTTGTCTCCAACGTTGCTTGAAAGTACCAAGCGTTCAATATCAGCACGATTAGATTTAATCGTTGGACCAATTTGTGCAATATCAACTTGCATTTGATCAGCGGCTGCAATTTTTGCGGCTGCTGCCAGTGCCTGCTGATAAACCAGTTTAACTGGCAACGGGGCTTCACCAGTGTTGATTGAATCAAATTGATTACCCAAACGTTGCATAACTCGAGGACGAGTACCATTGGTAATGGCGTCAGCAAACTTGCGCAAGGCTGCATTGCTACCACGTAAGGCACGAATAATACCAGTTGGGCCGTCGCCCCCGGCCATGCTTTGTACTTTAGAAACTAAATTGTCTAAAAATCCTTCGTCTAATTGACGTTGTAGGTCATTTACTTTCACTGTTCGTTTTCCTTAATAGATCTAACACCGCGAGCAAACTTGGCAGGATCTCCATTTTTAATGGCCAACTGCAATCGTCTAATCAGTTCCTCAGCTTGATGCGGAGGGTAGTTAGTTTGTATAATTTCAACTAGATTGATAACACGGGCAATGGCTTGTGTTGCCAGTCCCTCAACAAGTAAATGCTTGTCTTGCTTGGGTACTAAGCCTGTAATTTCTTCTAGGATGCTACGAGTTTGTTTACGCATGATTAATATATTTAGCTAAATAAAGTTAATAGGAGACTCTGAAAATGCAACTTTCACCAAGTGCCCAAGATCTAAGAGACTTGGCCAACAAGTTACAACAACTAAGCGAATACAATACAAGTGCCGATACGCACGAACCAGACCATGAAATTACTGATAGCGAACTAAGTCGCTTGAAAATTGCACTACGACCGTTAGTTGGCAGCGATATGCAAAGCCGTTTTATGCAAGTTTTGAATAAGATGGTAAGCGGGCAGCCAGTTACTTTTGCAGAGTCACAGTTGATCACTTCTGCTTTTATCAGTATGGCTGATATCGTTGCAAGTGACAGTTCGTTAATTTCTCGTTTACGTGCTGACATCAAAGATTACAATACTCAAGCTGGTGGTGACAATTCCGAAGGCGACGAGTACAGTCCAAACGTTGGCCCTGCTGATTTTGAAGAACCAGAAGAACCAGCAGTTGATACACGCGGTCTAAAGTAATTAGATTTCACGACTCACAATAGCCCTTAGTGCATCTCTGTTAGCATTGCTAGCAACTGGTGCAGTCGAGGGCTTTTTTGCGACAGCAACACTGTTATCGCCACTGTCTGCCCATGGCGCTGACGTTACGTCTAATGGGCCAGATGGTTTCATTAAATCAAACCCTTCTTTGGCCTGTGGCTTTTCCCATTTGGTAGATGTAGGAGCACTTGTATTAATTGGTGTGCCCATAGTGTTGCGTTTTAGTTTGTCATACACATCACCAGGTTTGGTAGTCAAGCTAGACTGATCGCCGTCCATGTCACTAATACGAAGTGTGTCAGGATTAAAGCTCAGGTCAATCTTTTGTCCAACTGCACCCGAACTGCGTGTCTTCATAAACTGCAACTGCACCATGCAACGTTCACGCATTGTTGGAGTACTGAAGATACCAAATACGTTATCAGCTGTTTGAATCTTACTCAAACCACCAGCAATCATACTGTGGTCAAACTCCACACTTTCAACAGCACTACGGTTCAACTGTGAAGCTGTTGCCAATAGCAACTGTTCACTAACAACCAAGTTACGCAATTCTTCTGCAACCAACTTGTCCTTAACAAACATATCACTAACGCTAATCTTTTGACTTGCTGGCATCATCAAGTCCAAGTAGTCAACCAAGATGGCATCAACTTTGATCTTGCGCTGTGTCTGGAATTCACGTACCCAAGATAAAATGTCGTTTGCAGTAATACCGTTTGTTAACTGTACAATTTGTAATACGCCAGCTTTCTTACCGTTCATACGAACTTTAAGGTCAACGTCTTCTAGTCGCTTAAACACTTCACGAGTAGGAGTATCTGTTAGCATAGCATCCATACGCATAGCACACAGGCCTTCACTCAATTCAAGAGAGAAGTAAACTGTATTCAATCCTGCCATTGCCCAGTTCAATCCTAAGTTTTGTAGGAACAAACTCTTACCTGCACCAGATGCTCCGGCAAAGATGTTTAGTTCACCTCTGTTGAAGCCACCGTACAGTTTATCGTCTAGAGCTTTCCAACCTGTTGTCAATTGTCCATTATTATCTTTAAGTGCTGTCAATCGAGCTTGCGGGTCAGCAAAGTAATCTGTACCAAATGTCTTTGGCAAGCCAACTTGAACAGCATCTTTGATTAGCTTTTCAACTGCACCATACTGACTCTTGTCCAACATGTCGGCACTTTGAAGAATAGCCTTCTCTAATGCTTTATGTCTTGCAAAGCCTTCGAACTCAGTTAGGAACCAAGTTCCGTGATCTATTGCTGTTTGTCCAGCGTCTATTAATTCTACTCCGGTAATTGCCTTAACTTGCGTTATATCTGGAATGTTCCCATGTTCGTTTACATACGTTTTAAGAAACTCTGCCGCACTGCGCAACCTGCGGTCAAAGTGATCGGGGTCTAACACGTTTTGGCAACGTGCTGCCAAATCCCTGTTACTAATTAAAAAATTTAGAAACAACTTTTGTGTTTCATAGTTATAGTCTTTTGCATCATCTGCCATTAATTTTATCCTTTATGCACACCAGCGGCGTGCTATTAATTTAATCTTCAAGGGGGAGGTCTCAATCGCCGATATTACACTTTGTAGTGTAGCAACTCGCCCAAAATGTTGTACTGCTTGATTTGCATCTTTGATACCTTCTGGCCAGTCTGGAAAGCTCACGTTCCATCCTAACTCGGCAGCTTGCATTGCCAACTGCAAGCCAGCTCGATCTCTGTCCGGCAGTACCACCGGTTCGTTGTCAATGTCTTCAATGATTTTTGCTTGTTCGGGACTAATGCTGTTAGTCATAATAGCAACACCGTCTAAACTCAATGCATCGTATTCGCCTTCGAGAACCAATGTGTATTTTCTTGCTTGGCTTTGCTTGTCTAAGTTAAAGACAAAACTTGCTGGGCGGCTGGCAATAATCTTTGCAGTACCTTTAGGGGCTTCGCCTATCCATCGCGCATTATAGCCCACTAATTTGTCATTATCAAAAAAGGGCAAGATAACACGATTGTTCATTCCTTGAATACTGCTGGGACTAGTAAGCCAGTCAGTTAGTTCTAACACCTGTCGGCTATCCAAATACTCAGCCGCTTCTAGCGTAATGTCTTGTACTTCCCACGGAAAGTCAATTTCCGGCCAGTCTGGTTTCTTAAATGGTTCGTGTACTGAAAGCTCATCGTCAACAACTACTTGGTCCCATAGTTGGATCTTTAAACGTTGGATTTCACCTTCATCAATACCAATGGCTCGCATGAACTTGATCAGCTTGATGCCAAGACGTTGTCCTGGGCGCCAGCCTGTAGTGTAGCCGCAGTTGAAGCAATGGTATCCTACACGGTCTTCTTCAAACTTGATACCGCCACGATGCTTAGTGTCTGGACGTGCTTGTCCGTTTTGAACGCACACTGGGCAGTTCATGGTCAGCCAACCATTGGTGTTGCGCTTTAACGCAGGTAGGTGTGCTTGCAGTGTAGATTCAACTATGCTCATATAGAGCTAGTTTACACTCTTATAAGAACTTTGTCAAGGGTACCTGCGTTCGAAAGGCTATCTTGCTTTACGATACGTAACCAACGAACACCAGCGTAGAAGTTGTATGGGTCAATGCCAGTGTAACCATTTAGATCTAAATTATGGGTTTCATAGTCTTGTGGCTTTAGGTTGCCCCACAATGTAGAACCAGTTACTGTTTCGTCCAATGTGCCTTGAACTACTACTCGGCCAGTCCAATTGCTACCATATAATGCCACTGTGAAAAGGCTTGTATCTTTTCTGTAGAACTGTGGACCGTTAAACGCACTGGATACTACCAATCCACCAACATCAGTCCAAGTTGTAACTTCTTGCGTTACTCTGCTGGTTGGTACCACTGCGTCTTTGACTTCAACGTCAAACGCACCTTGTTGGGCACGGTTCCAGGTTAGGGCTGTTTCTAAACCATTGCTGTCAATAAAAGTTGCACCAAGAGAATAGATGCCAACTGGTAGCGTCATTAAATCACGAGCAAAAACAGTCAAACGAGTTTGTCCATTTTCTTCTACTGTTGGTACTGCACGGCGTCTAAAAATAGTAGTTCCTGTAGTTCTATCCCACATTGTAACAGTTAGCTCGCGGCGTAGTAAGCTAACAGGGCGTCGATCTGTACCTGTAATAGTAAGATCTAATATGTTATCAACACCTTTAAACCAAACAATACGTTGGTCAGTATAACCAGGTGCGTGGCGTGTGGCACTAGGGCCAGTGCCTGCGCCGGAATAGTTTAGTGTTGCTGTTGGGATACTTGAGTTTAATGTGGCCATGCTCTTATTTAGCGAATAGACCAATGATTTCTGCGAAGCTAAGTAAAGCTGATGGACAACAAAATAAGAGAATTTTTAGAACGCTTCCCGTTTATGAGCTTGGTTCGTTACGGCGATACAGAGCTAGTGGGAATTATACAAAACAGTGATAACGTAGTTGTCACCATGTACGTGTATAACCTATTGAATTCTGACGAAGATAAAGTTGCTTTTATTGAACAAGGTGAAGAATGGTGGTGGGGCAGTAACCGTTTGATCCCTATCAATATTGTTCTTAAAGAGCCAATGCGCCGCTTTACATATACACTCAAGACTTATAGTACAAAGGACTTTGAAGTGTTATACGGCCATCAAACCAGTTTAACCAATGTGATAACAAAACGCACCAAACGACGTCAAATCAGTTTAGTGCGTAAAATGCGTTAATCCAAGTTAATATAATCTGTAGTTAAATTACCGTCGATCCAAAGATTTTCAGTGCCTTGATACTTTGCAATACTTCTATCAAGCAAATCCACATATTGGTTAATTTGCTGTGGCGTAAAAAGTTTGTCTCTCCAGATAAACAATATCTTCCTGGCCGTAGGTCTCCAAATACTTGAATGTTTAGTTCGCAAGTTGTTCCAAGCATAAGAGTTTGAATCTTCTGTTCTTGGCAAAGTAACATAGGTATTGTTGTGCTCTTTAATTGGATCTGTTAGTAGGCTTAAGGTCTCGCTTGGATTAGAGTCAAACAATTTGATACGCATAGCAAGCGGCATATCAATCATGCTAGTATGGTCACGATGGGCTGGTACTTTGTTTGCACTTGACCACATATTCCATCTAAAGTCTTTGTTGCCTACCCATGGCATCAAGTCGTGTATCTGTTCAAAAATTTCTGGGAACTCTGTATAAATGGACTCGACAATATTTCGAGTCCAGACTGGAGTCCATGCATCCACTTTGCTGTCAATTGATAGATACGTTGATCGAGTAGCACTAAATGTACCTGAACTCAAATCCTCAACTTGCTTGCCAGCATGTTTGCCATTTTTAAAAAAGAAAATAAGAAACTTTTCTAAATCATTTACTTGTATCTTGGGCAAGTCATATGGGACAAACAAATACTTGCCGTACGTTTGTTCAAGCTCGGTATAAAGAGTTTTAACTTCTGGCAACAAGTTTAACTCGTGATTTCGAAGTTGGGTTAAGTTTTCTTTAGTTTCAACAATAACGCCGCCTGCTTTACGCTCTACGTTTTGTGCTGTATAGGTTGATTGGTTGATTTCACTTGTCATGCAAATATTTATGAATGCTTATGATCCAAGTTGCTCGCATATTAAATTCATTTGAGCAACAATAGCAACTGCATACGCAACTGCGTGAGCTTTCTTAAAGTAGTACTCGCCATTCTCGGGCTTGGTCCATACTTCCTTCATAATCGTCATCCATGGCTTCCCAATCAGATAACGTTTCGACGGGCGTATCATTGCAAGGACGGCAGCTAATTGTTCCACGGAAGAGGGGCAAGTCCTCTTCAGAACATCCCCATGCCCGTTCAAATGAAATAACAGATTTGAAAAGTCGTCTTGTAGTAGTAGATCCCACATTGGCTCCTGATTGGCTAGTTGATCTAAATGCTGTTTGCTTTTAACGCCTTGGTATAAACTTACATTAAGTAAGTCCACTTTGAAGAATCCCAATTCTTCTGATTGTTGATAATCAAGGTCACACCAACCTGTAAAGGGATTGGTAGGTACTGGATGGAAGTAGACTCCAGACTTATGCTTTTGTCTGTTTCCATTGGGCAAGCGTTGCATTGCAGGAACGTGTGGCAGTAGTTTTAGTACTTGTTCTCGATCTGCAAAGTCGATGTCTACGTCAGGTAAGTTCATTATTTTTTCTTTAAGTTTGTTCTGACTATAGTTAATAGGTCCGCTTGTTGTTGTTTAATAGCAAGAACTTCTTGTGTCATTTCGTCAAGGCGAGCCAGCACAACTTCCAACCGTGCTTCTAATTTAGCGTACCTAGCGCCTGCGCCATCATCGTGTTGATCCACAATACCTGTTTGTCGTTTTGTTTTATTTTGCTTATCCACCATTTTGTATCCACATGCTTGGTAATTGTATCAATTTGCCCTGGTTCCATTCTATCTAACAATCGCTGTGCCGCATCAGCAGAATAAATTATCCAAGGACTTATACGTCCCATAGTTATCATATTCATTGCTGTTGCAGGCGCAACTTTATCAAAAAATTCTTGCCAGCTATTATTTGTCTTGGTACCCCAGTCTACCATGGCTAGGATAGTTCTTTCCAAAGCACGTTCTGAAGTTTCCTTCTTGGCTGCTTCTTGTACATATAGTTGGTAAGTTCCTGGCTTTGTCCAATCACTTAATCGAACGCTCATTTTAAAAAGCCAGTTTGTAAACTTTTCGCTTTCTAAAGGACGCAACTCAATCAAGTAGTTAGCAAATTTTACAAACCCAATATAGTCCGCGCTCCTTATAAAGTCGTCAATTGTCTTTTCTTTCTTTGTATTGGGACTTACATATTTCATAAAGTCCAACCATACGCTAAAAGCAATGCGACTGTCAGTTTCATCCTTGTTCATCCATCTACGTTTGCG